TCGTTGCACCTAAAGATGCAAAACTTGCAGGGGTGATGAAGAACCATACTTTTGAAGATGGTAGGAAAGCTAGACATGAGATACCAAAGTTGATCAAGACTGTTGAAGACTTCAGAAAGGGTAAAGTACTTGCAGGAAACATTAACATTAACTCCAACTTCCAACAGGTGATAGGACACTACTTGAACACAGGTCAATTCAATTATCTTTCGTCAAACACTAGGAGAACATACGAGTATGTCCTTAGAGCTATCTGTGATAGCAAACTCTTTAGTCGTTCCCTTGGGGAGATCACACTCAAATACCTCACTCCTGCCCATTGCTCTGAACTTTATGAGGGATGGGTGAGAGGTGTGAGTGTAGACAATGCCAATCAAAAGGCTAGAGTGTTCTCTGTGTTGATGAACTACTGTATTTCTATCGGACTCATCACCAACAACCCAATGTCACGCATAAAGAAACGCAAGCACACCCCCAAGTCTATCGTTTGGACAAAGGATCAAGTAGAACTCTTTGTAGATACTGCCTTTTCTAAGTTTAAATACAGAAACATAGGTCTACTGGCATTGATGTGCTATGAATGGGGTCAAAGACCGACAGATATCATGCACTTGAAGTGGAAGAATATTGACTTTAAAACTAAGTCAGCCACCATCAAGCAGTCTAAGAGAGGAGCAACAGTTCAGCTACCTATTGATGATGAGATGGAGAACTACTTACAACAGCAACACGCTGATTGGAAATTCAAAGGCCAAGAATATGTGATTCCTCACCAGAACCCTTCTGATGGGTGCTACAGGCCTCTTTCTCCAATGCAGGTGTCTACCCTTACGAATGAGATAAAGGCTCTCTGTGGGCTTCCTATGGAGTTACAGATAGGTTTTCTCAGAAAGACTGCCATTGTGGAGATGATTGGCAGTGGAGTGGATCAGTTGGCAATTATGTCTGTAACAGGACACCAGAATGTCCAAAGTCTGAACCCATACAACAAACATAACTACGATACTGCCAAGTCTGCACTAGAAATGAGGAGAGGGTGATGTTTCCAGACAAAAAATACAGTATTATCTATGCAGATCCACCTTGGTCTTTCAAAACGAGGTCAGAAAAGGGTAAAGAGAAGAAATCTGCTGACAGGCACTACCCCTGCATGAACATTGAGGACATTTATAGTCTACCTGTGGGTGAAATTGCTGAAGATGACTGTTGTTTGTTTCTGTGGGTAACATACCCCTGTTTAGAACAAGGAATTGAAACAATTAAGAGATGGGGGTTTACCTACAAGACCTGTGCGTTCTCTTGGATCAAGAAGAACAAAAAGAGTGACAGTTTATTTTGGGGATTAGGTTATTGGACAAGAGCAAACAATGAAATATGTCTCTTAGGCACAAAGGGTAGTCCAAAAAGGGTGTCTAAGTCAGTTCATCAAGTTGTGATGGATAAAATAAGAGAACACAGTAGAAAACCAGACTGTATTAGAAAACGAATCATTGACTTATGTGGAGATATGAGTAGAATAGAATTATTTGCTAGACAGAAACATCATGGATGGGATTGTTGGGGTAACGAAGTAGGAGATAGAAATGTGTGAACAACCAACACTATTTGAACTTGAAGTACTCACCAAGTACACCGAAAATGGTTTAGAGTGTAACCACTGTGGAGTTGTACAACCTGTTGAAAACTTTGAACATGTTATTGGAAAGAAAGAAATAAAGAGAACGTGTAGTTCTTGCAAGAAGAAACAAAAAAGAATTATTAACAGGTTAAAAAAGGAAAATGCCTATCCAGATGAGAACTATCAGTGTCCTATTTGTGAGAGAACCTTAAAGGAAGTTTCAAGGTTAGGTCAAAAGATGTTACAAAGTTGGGTACTAGACCACTGCCACAAATCACAAACCTTTAGAGGGTGGTTGTGTAGTAATTGTAACACAGGTCTTGGTGGATTTAAAGATAAACTTGACAGAGTTAAAAGAGCCGTGCTATACTTGGAAAAACATGAGGAGAGTTTAGATGAGTGATACACCACACCAACCATGCCCCTTTGAAGATTGTGGATCTTCTGATGCGTTCAACTGGAACGAGGATGGCTATGGGTTTTGTCATAGTTGTGGTGAAGGGTATCCCTCTAAGAATAAATTGAGAACATTTGATTGGGTCAGTAGTACTTATCCATTGAAGAGAAAGGTGAACATTATGGATACAGAGATAAAGTCTTTTACTTACGATAACATCAGGGGTATTGATCCAAAGGTGTGTGAGACATACGGCATACTTGTCCACAAGGATGCTGAAGGTAATCCCATCAGGTATGCCTTTAAGTACCCCCACACAGTTAAGTATAGAGCCTACAACGATAAGTCTAAGACATGGATTAAAGATAAGGGCATAGGAATGGATCAGCTATTTGGACCTTCCTTTAATGCCAACAGTTCAAAGAGGATCTACATTACAGAGGGGGAGTTTGATTCGGCAAGTCTCTACCAGATACTAGGTCAGAAGTACTATGTGAAATCTCTTCCTTCTGCTTCTATCGGAAAGAAATTCATAGAGAAAAACTACAAGTACCTCAACTCTTTCCAAGAGATAGTCTATGCAGGTGAACTTGATGATGCAGGTAAGAGATCTGCCGAAAAGTTCTATGAGGCATTTCCCTCAAAGCTATACTATGTACCAATGACTAAACACAAGGATGCCAATGATTTTTTGATGGCAGGAGAAGCAGATGCCAAGGAACTTATGTGGACTGCCTTGAAACCTCAAAGATATACACCAGATAACTTCTTTTGCAGTGATCAGGATGTTATTGATGCGATTGATAATGAAAGTCCTTATGACTACATACCGACAGGACACACAGGACTTGACGAGAAGATCAGGGGTATAGTCAAGGGTGGACTGACCTTTATCAAAGCACCAAGAGGTACAGGTAAGACAGAACTCATACGATACGTTGAGACAGGCTTATTGAAGAACTCTGACACACGTATAGCGTTATTACACATGGAAGAGATGAAGTCTACAACCTACAGGGCAATGGCTACCTATGAGTTAGGTGTTAATGTACGAACCAAAGAGGATGCACAACATAACAACATTTCTGAGGACATGGTAAAGGAGAGTGCCGTAAAAGCAGCCGAAGGTGAACGAACCATACTCTTTGAGATGCGTTCCCATGATGATCCTTTGAAACTCTTGGAGTATACCAGACTTGCTTGCTCCGTGTATGGTGCAGAGTACATCTTTGTGGATCACGTTCAGAGATTGGCTTACCTAAGTCAGTCAGGAGTAGATGGTGCTACCTCTGTCCTAACTTCTCTTGGTGCTAGGATGGCACAGTTATCCAAGGAGTTGAACATAGGTGTGGTATTTATATCACAGGTCAATGATGATGGTAGGACAAAGTACGCATCTTCTCTTGAAGAGGAAGCCATCATCTGTATTAAGATTGAACGTGACATTGAGAGTGAGGATGAGTTTGTGCAGAATACCACCAACTTTATTGTAGACAAAAACAGACCCTTTGCCAAATTAGGTCATGCAGGTAGTGTCTACTACGATCCTACCACCACCCTAATGACAGAGAGCATACCAGATGTAGATAACAGGAAGGTAGCATGATTGTATTTGATGTAGAATCTAACGGTCTTCTTGAAGATGCCACAAAGATACACTGTATGGTCTACAGGGATCTCAATGGTGGCACATGTAAGATCACAGATGACTATGATCACATGAGAAAGATACTCCTGTCAGGCAAGCCCCTGTTAGGACACAACATCATACGCTATGACGTACCCCTTTTGGAGAAACTCCTAGAGATTAAGATCAAGTCAAGGCTGTATGACACCCTTCCTATGTCTTGGGTACTCAATCCTTGTAGGAGTAGGCATGGACTTGATAGTTTCTTTGATGACTACGGAATAGAGAAACCAAAGATAGAAGATTGGAACAATCAGTCTTTTGAAGAGTATTCCTTTCGTTGTCAACAGGATGTTATGATCACAGAGGCATTGTGGAAGGATCTATTGGAGAGGTTTTTAAAAATCTACAAATGTAAGAAAATGCTTGACAAGTTTTTCAGATACTTAGAGTTCAAAATGGACTGTGCTAAAGAGGCAGAGCAACAAGGTTGGAAATTGGATGTAGACCTAGCTGAATCCTGCATAGATAAGATGACAAAGCTACAGGAAGAGAAGGTTGCAGAGCTTGTATCAGTTATGCCAATGAGAACTATCTACAGGAAGCACAACAAGCCAAAAGTATATCAGAAAAAGGATGGATCACTCTCTGCTTTAGGTCAAAAGTGGCAGGATCTTGTAGAGGAACATGGACTACCCCCAAGTTTTAATGGAGAGATTACGTCAGTCAAGGGAGTTGAAGATCCTAACCCTAATTCTACTGATCAAGTGAAGGAATGGCTCACTTCTTTGGGTTGGCAGCCATGTACCTATAAGTACAACAAGAATAAGGAGACAGGAGAAGAGAAGAAGGTAGAACAAGTCAGGAAAAATGGTGAACTTACCAAGTCAGTCAGGTTATTAATCAATAAAAACCCTGCAGTAGGTGTTTTAGATGGACTAACAGTGCTACAACACCGACTAGGTATCCTCAAGAGCTTTATAGATTGCGAAAGAGGTGGCTATGTGAGGGCAGAGATAGATGGTTTAACCAATACCTTGAGGTTTAAGCATAAAAAACCACTTGTTAATCTCCCTTCTGTTGAAAAACCCTATGGAAAAGAGATTAGGAGTTGCTTAATTGCAACACCGGGTACATTATTATGTGGTGCAGACATGACTTCCCTTGAAGATACCACCAAGAGACACTATATGATGCCTTATGACCCTGATTATGTCAAAGAAATGTCAGTTGAGGGGTTTGATCCTCACCTTGACCTAGCTAAACACGCTAAGTTTGTCACACAGGATCAGATTAACAAGCACAACAGGGGAGAGATCAACTTGAAAGACCTGCGAAAGAACTTTAAGGTAGTAAACTATTCAGCTACCTATGGAGTAGGTGCAGAAAAGCTCTCAAGGGAAACAGGAATGTCTATTGGCAAGTCAAGGAAACTCTTGGATGCCTATTGGGAAAGAAATTGGTCAGTTAAACAGTTTGCTGAAGAGCAAGACGTTAAGAAGATTGGTGAAGAGATGTGGATACAGAATCCTGTCAGTAAGTTCTGGCACTCACTACGATACGAGAAGGATGCTTTCTCCACTATCAACCAAAGCACAGGATCTTATTGCTTTGACAAATGGGTTGCCATCTACAGAAGTAAAAGATCAAACATCATAGGACAGTTCCATGATGAAAGTATTAACCTAGTGAGAGAAGGAGAAAAAGAAGAGCATACAGAAGTACTAAAATGGGCAGTGAGTAAGCTCAATGAAGAGTTAAAGCTGAACGTAGAATTGGGAATTGATGTACAATACGGAAAAAATTATGCAGAAGTACATTAATTGCTTGCAAGTAACGAGTAACTGTGTTACACTTTTAAAATAACAAAACATAGGAGCATTAAATGGCTACAAGAAAAGTAAAATTAGAAGGTATCGCTGAATGGGCGAGAGTGTTTGAAGAAAACCGTGAGATGACAGGCTACAAGCCTACACCTGAAGCAGTAGGTGCTTACGAAGAGTGCAATGGTGCATGTAAGATTGACATTATAATGAATGATGTGAACTACAAGAAACTTAAAGCGTCTAAGTCTATGAAGACAGGTACTGACGATGCTTTGGATAGAGGAAAGAAAGTTACCTTTGTCCGTAAGTTTGAGACAGGTAGAGATTGGGATAGTGGTGTACCTATTGTCCTTAAAGAAGACAACACACGTTGGGATTATGAATCAGATGGTCCTATCGGTAATGGCTCTATCGTTGAGGTGACACTTGCAGTGTACGACATTAAGAAGTACGGCAACACTGGCACTAGGCTTGAAAGAGTGAAGGTCATTGAACACAAGCCTTATGATCCTGATGGAGATGAGGATACCTTTACTGCTCCCCCTAAAAAGGAGAGTGCTAATGAAACGGTCAGTGACGAAATACCCTTTTAGACCTAAAGTGAGAAACCTTGAGGCTAGGGAGTTGTACACCCTCAAGTATGGCCTCAAGGTAATCCCTGACAAGGCTAAGAAGATGTTCAGAAAAAGAAAGCACAAAGGATTTATTGATGAAAAAGATTGACACTCTCGTTAAAGATATCTACAAGACTGTAGAAGGTAAGGGTGGTTGGACTTCACTCATAGGTGAATCCTTTGGTAAAGGTCTAGCGACTACTGCTAACCAGAGGTTTTCTGAACCACAGAAACCTAGAGGATACCTCTCTCTGTCTTCTGTCGGAACTCCTTGTGATCGCAAGCTATGGTACAAGATTAACAAGCCTAAAGTAGGTGAACCACTAAGACCTAACACCCTACTGAAGTTTTTCTATGGAGATATGATAGAAGAGTTGGCTCTAAGTCTAGCTACAGCAAGTGGTCACAAGGTTGAGGGTATGCAGGACAGGTTAGATGTTCATGGTGTAAAGGGTCACAGAGATGCTGTAATAGATGGCATGACCGTAGATGTTAAGTCATGCAGTAGCTATGCCTTTAAGAAATTCAAAGAGGGGAGACTTAGAGAAGATGATCCATTTGGGTATATATCGCAACTTAGTTCCTACGTCTATGCAGGAAAGGATGATCCACTGGTCACTAACAAAACACAGGGAGCTTTTCTGGCAGTTGATAAACAGAATGGACATGTTTGTCTGGATGTTTATGATTTCTCTGAAGAACTAAAGAAGAAGGAGAAGGAGATTGCAGCAACTATTGAGATGGTAGGAGGCAAGATACCGGGAAAAAAGCTAAAGGCCGTTCCTCAATCAAAAACAAGCGCAAACAAAAAACTAGGAATGGTTTGTAGCTATTGCGAATACAAGCAAGATTGTTGGGAGAACCTTAGAACTTTCATCTACTCCTATGGACCTGAATACTTAGTAGAAGTGCATACTGAACCAAAAGTACCAGAGGTGTTTACATGAGCAGATCAGCTAAAGCTAAAGGTAGATTAGGTCAACAGGAGATTAGGGATAAGCTGTTAGAAACTTTTCCAGAATTTCAAAAAGGTGACATAAAGTCATGCATTATGGGAGATACTGGTGAAGATATACAGTTTTCCCCTCTAGCTCACAAGAGATTACCTCTAGCAATAGAAGTTAAAAGACGGAAGAACGAACTTAAAACAGTCTATTCTTGGATGGAACAGGCATTTAAGCATGGTCTAAGCCATAATGGAGAACCTGTAGTAATATATAGGTCAGATAAAAGATCTTGGGTTGTAATGATTGGACTACAGCACTACATGGATTTACTTAGGGATTGGAAAATAGATGAAAAGAAAATTTAAAATCTGGGCAGTATCAGAAGGTCCTATTAGTGTAGTAGATTTAATTAGTGATGAAGATTATGAGTTTGACATTCCTGAAGAGGGTGAATATCTTGTAGTCTGTAAGGTAGAAGAAGATAGTAGACTAAGAGAAGAAGAGTTTTGGTTTGCAGAAAAAGAAACTGCACTTGAGTTTAAGAATTTTGTTGACAGTAAGATGGAAGCAATAGAGATTGTAGATCATGGATTATTTGACTACAAAAACTCTGGTAGCTGTTGACTTTTAGTATATTTGGAGTATAACTATGGGTTTACGTTTTGAAATAACTTTAGAGGTTGATGTGGATGAATCAGCTAATTTCTTAGAGGTTGGTGAAGACACTACTTTAGATGTTGTCAAGGAAAAAATACTAGATGGTTTATACGACATTGATGATATGGAAGTAACTGAAGTAGATTTAGTGAGGAAATTAGATTGAATTATGACATGGAGACTTATGGTCAAGAAGTAGAGAAGTTAGTTATAACTACAGACAATACCAGACTTATAGAGAATACGTTAGGTCTTGTAGGGGAAGCAGGAGAAGTAGCTGAGAAAGTCAAGAAGTTAGTGAGAGATAGCACCTTCATCCCTAGAGATGTAATTAAAGAATTAGGAGATGTATTGTTTTATGTTACGGCTTTAGCGAATCATTTAGGTTCAGACCTTCAATCAGTCGCTAATGCCAACATCAAGAAACTACATGACAGGAAAGACAGAAACAAGATAAAGGGATCAGGAGATAATAGGTAATGCCAAACATATTTACACCTCAACAAGACGAACAATTTATAACACCCTTTAGTCCTATCATAGGTTACAAAAAACTATCTCCCTCTTTTGTGGAGAAACTTAATAACTCTCTGAACAGTAAACTTGAGGATTGGTCAGATACTTTAGTCGGAAAAGTTAAAGAAGAGTTGAGGTTTCCAGAGGAGTTAGTTAACTCATTCTTTGAGGAGATGAAAGATTTTATAATGAAATACCAACTTCATGCTGAACTGTATACTTCTATGGGTGTTAGAGGTTTAGACCCTAATTCTGACTATAGTATACAGGCTACAAGTGGTTGGTTTGTCAGGCAGTTTGAAAACGAATATAACCCTGTTCATATTCATCCAGAAACTATGTTGTCTTGTGTTGGTTATCTTAAATTACCTAAAAATATAGAAAAAGAGTGGGAAGAAGATTACAAAGACCACCACCCTAGTCATGGACACATACAATTTATGCATGGAACTTCTGTTAGTTATACAGCAACTAACTTTATGTTTAAACCACAAGTAGGAGACTTTATCATTTTCCCCTCTCATATGTTTCATACTGTCTATCCCTTCAAGACAAAGGGAGAGAGAAGATCTTTCAGCGTAAACTTTACCGTACACTCAAACCCAAAGGAGATTGCAAAAGATGAGTAATTCACTGCCTACAGACTATCAACATTTTATTGCTACTTCACGTTATGCACGTTGGATAGACGAAGAAGGAAGAAGGGAAACGTGGAGTGAAACAGTAAGTCGTTATGTAGACTACATGGCAGAGCGTACAGGGTTAGATACAGACACAACAGAAGAGATATGGGATGCCATACACAACCTTGAAGTTATGCCCTCTATGAGAGCCTTGATGACTGCAGGTAAGGCATTGGACAGAGATAATACGGCAGGTTATAACTGTAGCTATCTCCCTGTTGATGACGTTAAATCTTTCGATGAGGCCATGTATATCCTACTGTGTGGTACAGGTGTAGGGTTCTCTGTTGAGAGAAACTACATTAACAAGCTTCCAGAGATACCTGAGAAGCTCTTTGAAAGCCATACTACTGTTGTCGTTAGTGATAGCAAAGAGGGTTGGGCAAAAGCATTTAGACAGTTGGTAGCTTTGTTGTATGCAGGAGAGATCCCCTCTTATGATATCAGTAAAGTAAGACCTGCAGGTGCTAGGCTGAAGATCTTTGGTGGTAGAGCATCAGGTCCTGCCCCCCTCATTGATCTCTTTAAGTTTACCATTAACATGTTCAAGAGTTCTGTAGGTAGAAAACTCACAAGCTATGAGTGCCACAGTATCATGTGTAAGATAGGTGAGATTGTCGTAGTGGGCGGCGTAAGGCGTTCAGCTATGATCAGTTTGTCCAACTTGTCTGATATCCGTATGCGTCACGCTAAGACAGGACAGTGGTGGGAGACTGCACCACACATGGCACTCTCTAATAACTCCGTAGCTTACACAGATAAGCCTGACTCCGAAACATTCTTGAGGGAGTGGACTTCATTGGTAGAATCTAAGTCAGGTGAGAGAGGTATCTTCAACAGGATATCTGCACAGAAGCAAGCAGAGAGTACTGGCAGGAGAGATCCTAACTACGACTTTGGTACTAATCCCTGTAGTGAGATCATACTAAGACCCCACCAGTTCTGTAACCTTACAGAAGTCGTAGTAAGAAACGGAGATAAGGATGAAGATTTAATCAGGAAGGTTAAGATTGCCACTATCTTAGGCACTGCACAATCTACTCTGACCAAGTTTCCTTACTTGAGAAAGATCTGGCAGTACAACACACAGGAAGAAAGACTTCTTGGTGTTAGTCTTACTGGCATCATGGATAATATTCTCACTAACGGAAAGCTAGTGGATATGGATAAGAGACTAACAAACCTCAAGCAGGTAGCTATTGACACAAACAGAGAGTATGCCGAAAAGTTTGGGATACAGCCTAGTACTGCTATCACCTGTGTCAAACCTAGTGGCACTGTGTCTCAACTATGCGACAGTGCGAGTGGCATCCATGCTAGGCACAGTGAGTACTACATCAGGACTGTTAGGGGTGACAACAAAGACCCACTGACAAAGTTTATGATTGATCAGGGTGTAGAAAGTGAGCCTTGTGTAATGAAACCAGACACTACTACTGTCTTCAGCTTTCCAATGAAATCTCCCAAGGGTTCTAGAATGAGAGATGATATGTCAGCCCTAGAACAACTACGAGTGTGGATGATGTATCAAGAGCATTGGTGTGAACATAAACCCTCTATCACCGTTACAGTTAAGGAAGACGAATGGTTTGATGTAGGAGCTTTTGTTTTCAAGAACTTTGACAAGATGTCAGGTGTATCATTTCTGCCACACTCTGATCATGTTTATCAGCAAGCACCCTATCAGGAGTGTACAGAAGAAGAATATAATGATATTATTTCAAATACAACTACAAGAATAGATTGGAGTAAACTAAAAGATTTTGAGAAGGGTGACACTACATCAGGAAGTCAGACAATGGCCTGTAGTGGAGATTCTTGTGAGATCGTAGATATAGGAGCATAGAATGACAGTGACAATACATGCCCAAGAAAGTTGCAGTATGTGTGGCAACTACTTAGATGATGACTTAAAGTGTCCTGAGTGTGAGGACTGTAATCCTACTACTCCTAAGTATGATCCTGTCAACCAACCACCTCACTATCTCCTATCAGGTGGGGTAGAGTGTATTGACTACATGAGACAGGTGCTAGGTCTACAGGGTTTCATAGACTATTGTCATGGCAATGTGATAAAGTATCAGCACCGTTATAAATACAAGGGGAAACCTGTTGAGGATATGGAGAAAGCTCAATACTATCTCAACAAGATGATAGAGGCAATGAAAGAGAAACATAAATGAAGTGGAAAAACCTTGAGCAAGAGGCGAGAAGCTTTAACAAATCTCGTTGGGTAAAGCCTACGCAAAAAGCAAAACCCCTAACAACAAGACGATTCTTAGCAGGTCAAGCTATGAGTGGTCTTATTGCAAGGGGTCAAACAAATATGAAAGATGTGGCAAGAGAGGCATACTTGTGGGCAGACAGGATGTTGGAAGAGGATTAGTCGTAGATAAACTCATCTTTGTTTTTTATAAGGTATAGTACATATTCCATTTTTATTATACCTTCATCACCCAACCTTTTCATCTCGTCTATGAAATCATCTACGTTACCATCAAAATTTATACCTCTTTTACCTAGAGCATCTTTAAGTACACTTTTTCTTGATCCTCTAAGTTTCCTCTCTACTTTCATAAACTGATCTTTATTTTTAGGGCTTTGTTTAAATATAGAACTAGCCACTTTTTTAACACGTTCAACTATATTTAAATACTCATTCTTTCTCTTAGCTGCATCTCTTATATCTAAGAAACCATCCTCTATAGCCTTTGCCGCCTCGTAATTAAATATATCTCTTACAATTCCATCAAGTCTGTTCTTATATTCTGGTGTTCCTTGAAACTTTATGACATTAAAACTTTGTATTCCTACGGATGCAGCAATTTTTTCAGATGGTGTAGGATTAACTGAAGATCTAAAGCCTGTTATCTTACCTGCATCAACAGGAACTTTATCTCTTGTACCTACTTGAGCTTCCTCTTCTTGAACAAGTGGCTTGAAACCAAACATGGTTGGTATCTTATCTACATACCTTAAAGTTTGGTTGAGCAACTTATTACCTTGATTTCTGTCAGGAACTGAAAATTCTCCAGAAGCAACCGATGATACAACATTTGCAGGTTCTAGAAATCTTGTAAAACCTGAAGTAATTCTAGAAGCACCTGCACTTAACAGTTGTAGGCTTGCTCTGAACGAATCACTAAAACTTTCAGCTTCTGCTAAAGATCTACCAAAAGACTCTAGTGTACTAAACGCTTCTCCAGTTTGTCTAAAAGTTTGACCTACAGTTAAAGATAAAAACTCTTTCCTTAAATCTGGTGGTATTTCTCCATCCAACTCTACATGAGCTACCATTTGTCTTAGTATAGCAAGATAGTTTTGAGGGGCATCAAAAAGTAGGTCTTGAGTAGAACCATCAGGTAAAGGTTTCTGATTGTAGGTAAAACCATTCTTAACTTTATATTGAGCTTCCTCATTACCAAAAGCTAATATGGCAGACAATCCAACAACACCTTTTGAGAAGAGTTTAATACCTTCTTCATCAGCTAGGTTTATATCTCTCATAAAGGCTTTTCCAACAACGTGTTTTGCCGCATTGAACATTGTGTAGTCACCAACAAAAGCTGTAGCTGAATTAAAGAACCTTCCAAATGGTATAAGAAAACCACCACCCGGAGAATTTGAAAATCTTTCTATTGTTTTAGCTATTTCTAGTGTCGGATTAAAACCTTTAGATCCTTTTTCTAACCAAGAGTAGGAGTAGGTTTCTTTTTTAGTTCTTTCTATTGCAGGATTAAGAACTTCTTTTATAAACTTGGGTGAATACATTTCAACAAAAGGATTAAAGTCTTCTGAGTCCATGAAAGTATTATAGTTCTTACCATATACACGCATAATGTTTTGGTCTAAATCACTCATAAATGAAATCATCTTGGTCATTTCATCTTGAAGTTTAACACCCATTATATTCTGTATGGTTGCAACAGACTTCTCTGATAGTTTGTTGATCTTAGAGTTTGGATCTAATTTTAGTCTTTGAAGAACATTCCTTGATTCAACACCACCAGAAATCTCTGAGAGTATTTCATCTGCTACCTCTGGTCTTGCCTTTAAGAAATTAAATCCCTGTTCAATAGTGGCATTCATGTCAATAACATTATAGCCCCTCCTGACTGCTCCTAACATAGAACCAAAACCTTTTTGTCTTTGGCCTAGAACAGTTGCTTCAATAGAACCTTGAACAACATCAGAAATATCATTAGCAAAGGTTGTAAATGCCCACCCTTTGATGTTTAATCCTGTAGTTCCGGGGTGTGAGGTAACAAGCCTTTTCCAAATAGATTGGACATATTTAACCCTGTTAGCAGAGTTCTCAAACGTAGCTGATTTTTCTTTTGTGTTACCTGATTTATGTAGATTAAGTAAGTCCATTGGTGTAAGGCTCTCTGGATCTTTCTTTAAAAAATCTGCAGCAATCCTTCTATTAAGTAATGTTTTACCTGCACCACTTGTTTTATCTACAAAAAAGTTTGATAAATCTTCTGCTGTTTTTATCCTAGATAAGTCTGTTTTCTTAAAGTTACTTTTTCCTATAACAGAGGAGAAGTTGTCCATAAATTCTTTAACAGTTTCGTCAGGTAGATATTTTATGGCATCATTAATAAAGTTTGAAACATTATCTGATTCTTTTCTAGGTACATGAACAAACCCTGCTTTAGCTAAACTGACTATTAATCCATCAGTTACGATTGTACCATCAGGTTTGTCGGTTAAAGTATTTAAAGGACTATCTGTAAACTTTTTACTAAATTTCCCCTTTTTATTTCTTCTATAAGTTTGAGCAAAAACTTCTCTTACATCACTACCAAAGAAAAGCATTGACTCAAATAAATCTTCTATACTTCTTGAGCTTCCTGTAATATCTTTTAGTAGAACTTTTTCTGCAGCATCTTCTCTAACTTTTAACCAAGATGTATAGTTTCCAGTGTTTTCTCCAAAATCTTTAAATACGTTTTTTAAACTTTCACTAACAGATACTAAATCAACCCTTTGCATTACAGCATCTGTTATTTCTTTTTCAGATTTATTACCAAACTTTTTATTTATGTCAACATATTTTTCAAAGTTAAATACTTTTCCTACACCTTCTTT